ATATTGATACATTGTTTTGTCTTAGTTCTCTTATTGTTTCGAGAGCTTCAACCTTGTTTCTAGCGAATCTTGTAAATGATTTTGTGAAGATTTTGTCTATTTTGCCTTGCTTTGCATCTTCAATCATTTGTAGGAATTGCTTTCTTGCTTTTATTGATTTTCCACTTATTCCTTCATCTGCATATAGACCTACATATTCGTATTGATTTTGTTGCTTGATGAAGTCTTCCCAGTACTCGGACTGGAATGCGAAACTGTGTTCTTGGTCACGGGAGTTTGTGCTTACTCTGACATAGGCACATGCTCTTGGTTTTCGCTGTAAATCTAGCATTTTTTATCCTCCTATTTGCTAATACAATTAAGCCGTAAAAGAGACTTAAAGTCCAGGGTTATTTGAAAAGAAAAGTTAATATTTTTGTATAATTATTTCTTGTTGTTTTTGAGTAATTAAGCCATTTTTTTGTAATTTTGCTAGTAATATCTTTGTTAGGATTTTTTCGATACTATCTGTTTGTTGATTCATTATTATTTTTCCTTTTTATTAGGTTCTTTTACTTCAATTCCATACTTAGATAATTGTTTGAAAATTTGGTTGCAACCAGTCGCTGAAAGACCACTTGCTCCACCTACTAAAATGGCTGTAAATAGATTGGTTGCGGCAATGATACTGGGAAAGCCAAAGTAGCAAATTATTCCTGCAATTATGCCTATCAGACAAGCAATTATAGGTATAATTCTTATTAGTTTTTCATTACCCTTTGCAATAAATTTTTTATATAATTCCATTAAGAAAAATACCAGTGTAACAATCACTGGCACACAAATTATTTCCAACATATTATTCTCCTTGATCTACTGAATTTTCTATTAAGAAATCTATCATTTCTTTGTTGACTTTATCGTATTCTGATAGAGCTTTTTTAAGTTCTCCATTTGTTTTTCCATCTCTTAATGCTATTGAATTTGCGAGTGTTAAATCTCCAATAGCATTTATACTTTTTATCAATAAAACATCTTTTTTATGTCGTTGATATTCTCGTTTTTCATCTTCATGATGTTTTTTCTTAAAATATCTTTGTAAGAAAAAGAGCACCATACCAGATATGATGCTCGATGCAATACTTATTACTATTGAAACCATTTATTTCTCCTTATTAAATTTTGCTGTGAAGTGTGTTCCATATTTTACTTTGTACACATCTCTTGGTTGATACATTTTTGAATCAGCTGAGCAATACCAGCCGATGAAATTATTATCATTGTGGTTAGGTAATATGTATTCTGAACTTTCTTTTCTCATAAAATTATCTATGTTCTCCACAATGTCTAGGTCGGTAGTTACTGGCCAAATATTATCTCCGTCGCTATCCTTTATTGGGTCTACTTTGTGTTGTTCGCTATTAACGAATTCATCAATCATAATGTGGATACCATTTTCATCGATATGTCCAGCTTCCATAAGCATACCCCATTCTTCAGCACGGAAACCTATGCTATCTTTGTTTGTGATTCTTAGAGTGTCTCTAATATAATCTTCGGAGAATAAATATCCTTTATATTCTCCTGCAAGATATTGTTTTCTTAGTGGGGAAGCATATGTCATATCTTCATTAAACCCGTACATGTTTTGGAATCCTATTGTAAAAGGTTCAGTTATTAGAATATGATTTGCAAAACTATTATAGAATTGTCCAGTAACAACTTCGCAGAACTTAATTTCTTCATTTATAAGTTCGATGCCAGTAACCGTTACTTCGGTTAGTTGTGGTTTCCCATCTACCAAGATTTGTTTAGGAACTCTTGTTCCAACCCCAAATTCATCTTTTCTCGTAACTTGGACATATCTATTTAGGTCTAAGCTATAAATTGAGTGTGGGAAGATGAAGTTGATATATGAATCATCGCTAAATGTTACCTTAATATATTTATCAGCAATTTCTTCTTTGTTTAACCAATGGCAATAACTTGTATCAATCTCGCCAGTATCGTGGTTGAATCTTAATATTCTATCTTTGTATGTAACATCTTGAATCATTTTAGTTGTTCCATCTGCTAATGTTACTGGTGTATCGAATGCGATACAACCTGAGCTTTGAGCTGTTACATAAGAGAAAGGATACCACCAATATGCAACACCATGAACTGGAGTTACTGAACTCGCTTCGGTATATGTTGATTCATTTCTTGAGACAACAGCATTTGGGTCGGCTTTTAAAGTATAATATCTTACGTTTGCATATGCTGACTTAAATGTTGATGTGTCGGATGTAGCATTTCTACATTCTGCTCTAAAAGTAAATCCTGCACTTGAAGAGTTGGATATAGTTAAACATCTAAAACTTGAAGAAATGGAGTCGGTTGTGACATTGTCGCAATAACTATAATGTTCTTCAGAACCCCAGAAAGTATAAACATATACATCTGGAACATAGTCACCTGATACGATTTTGCCACTAGCACTACTACCGTACATATAACCACCATAAATGTATTTATATGAACCACCATCAGCACTACTAGTTGATGTTTGCACTAGTGTTGCGATAGGAGAGTAAGATTGTCCAATATTTAATTTTATATCCCATTTAGAATTGCTTGAGAAACATCCAGAACCCCAAGAGGATTTTGCCTTTGCATGGACATTGTTCATATCAAAATAAGTAATGTTTGTTTTTGCAAAAGCGAATGCACCGATTGAGTATGAAGCCCCAGATGCTACACTTATTTTTTCGGTTGCTGTTCCAGTTATTTTATTGCAATTCCACATTGCATAAGCACCTATGTTACCAAATGTTAGATTTGTGGCTACTAGATTATAACAATTATATAAAGCATAGTCTCCAAGAGTACCAAATGCAACTGATGATTGAGTTGTTCCCATTTTTGTAAGAGAAGTACAATTGTAAAATGCATATGACTGGGCTGTTGATGCCATAGGTACGGATGTTAATGATGAACAACCATAGAAAGCACTTGAACCATAAGTTGTCATACTTCCTGGTGCTGTAAATGTTTTTAGATTTGTACAACCTCTAAATGCCTCGTTGCCAATAGTTTTAAGTGGGGTATATACCGTTACTGATCTCAAAGTTGTTACACCATAAAACATACTAGCGGCAATAGTTGTTACATTTGTATATCCAGTAGTACTTGCATTTGCAACTACATAATATGTTGAATTGTTTCTTGTATAGGATTTATAACAATAAGGAATTGTTAGGTCTATATCCGAACCAGTATATTTAGTAACTGAATTGCCAGAGAACACCCAAACTGATGAGTATCGCAAATCGGTACTTGCTGTTATGTTTATAGCTCCTGTGCAGTTGTATACCGTGATTGTTCCAGTATTTGCATCATAGGTATAATATGATGCATTTGAAGATGTCGTTGTTAGTGCTGTGCCATCTAAAGTAACTGCAACACTATCTGGTGTTAGATATCCACTTGCTCCACCGATTTGAGCTATTAATGTTCCACCATTTTTGACTTTTGATGGGCAAGATATTTGCACAAGGTTTGTTAATGTATATGTGACTGCTCTTGCAGATGTAAATACTTCTACGCCATTATAATAGACCGTATCTAAATCCTTACCATTGTAAACGACTTTTTCAATTTCTTTTCCATTTACATATAACATTTATACCTCCTAGGTTGTTGTTATCGTTAGTGTTGAGCCATCCAAAACAAACATAGCTTTATTCATAACTTGATTGCCATTACTATACAAATGACCACTTTGCATATAGCAATTTGAGTTTGTTTGTTCAGTATTCATTGAACTTGTAGAAGAAGATCCGACAATGTATCTTTTTTCATTTGTTTCAGACAATTGACTTGTCGGTGTAAATATTTTTGTGTCGGAATTGTAGGAGTGAGAATTGTTTATTGTAGGTAGTCCATAATACACATCTCTTTCAGTAGGAACTTTATCAGATGTTCCTATTCCTGCCGCCGATGTACTGTCTACAATATCCTTTGCACAAGCATTATTTAATGTGAAGCCATTATATGTTTTATTTGTTAGATTTTCTACACCGTTTTTAGTTGCATAAGTGCTTGAAATAGTATTTCCGTTTGCATCTTTTGTGGCTACTTCTGCTACTAGTTTTATCTCAGTAAGATTGCCACTATCATCTTCTAAAAATGGCTTATTATCTAGAATTATTAATTTGTTTGTTCTTGTTTCAGTTGTTGTGGAATTCTCGGTTTTTCTTATGATTACTTCACAAGCTATTTCCTTTAAGTGTTTTTCGTTTTTTGCTAATTCATTGAATATATTAGGTGTTACTTGGTCAGTACTTATATAGTCGCTTTTAGGTTCTGACCAACTATTATTTATTGTTGCCATTTTATACCTCTCTTGCTTTTGTTTCTTGTTTTAGACCACCATCAAAAGTGAATCTATTGTACTGACAAATAAATTCTTTGCTTTTGCCGAACCTATCTTCACATGTGAATTTATCTTCAAGGAGTAGAGATGGGTCTCCTCTCCAGGTAACACGAACATTACCACTTCCTTGATTAAGTATTGTTATTAGATAGTTTCCAATTTCTACTGCTCGATTGTATGTTTGTACTAAGTCGCTTGAATTGTGTTTGTATGCCATTACACCATAGTTTTCAACCGATTCTTCATCTTCAATTACTACCGTTTGAGTATTCACTTGAATAACTAATCCAGTAATCTCAATATTTGCAATAATTAGTTCATCCGATGTATTTTCAATTTCAAATTTTCCACAATTTATACTTGATTCAAAATAATTAAGTTTCAAATTGTTTAGTGGTAAATAGGAAAGAGATGCATCAGTAACATTTTGTGAAAAGTCTACTATCATTGTCCTTTTAGATTTTGCATCTATTGATATAGCATTGGAATAAACCACTTGACGAGTGGACTCGGTTAGACTTGCATTTATGTCTGAGTAGTTTACTTCTATATGGTTTGAGAAGTCGGTTTTTCTTGTTTGCTTTTCGTAATCAAATATTCTATTTGGTCGAATTTCTATACCACTATGCTGAATTTCAAGATTTTCTACTGAAACTTTTACTTTATCATCTCTTGTTGTATAGACTCTGCATAGACCAGCATTACAAACATCTTGTAATGCATCCCAAACGGACTTTTTGCCTAGGAAAGCATAGGGAACAACCATTTCTTCTAGTTTGTCATCTATTTCGTATTCTCCTGCTGTTAGTCCAGCTTTTTGTAAGATATCCATTGTTATGGTTTTTAGTGATACGTTTTGAGCAAAGGGATAACCGATATATGTTACTTTTTGGAATTTTAAGAGTCTATCTAGGCACTTTAATGTTACCCATTGGTCTTTTTGTGGGTCTGACCATTCATCGGAGTAGAAGACCCCAATTTGAGTGTAATTTATATTTCCATCTTCATCTTCTATACCAATATAAGGAATAACCTTTCTATCTAATAACAAGAAGTCCTTTAAGTATCCCAAGTCAAATTTTCGGTCTCTATTGTAGATGCACACTGTTAGTGTATCTGAATTGATTCCATAGCTTATACCTTCGCTATCAGTTGCTAATGATTCAAGAATTTCAAAATTCTTTAGATCGTTACCAGTATAGTTTTCTTCTAATGTATCAAAGAATTGAATTATCTTTGCGACTGCATTTGGTTGACTCCATTTTCTAACCATGATTTGCATTTGTTTTACATTCTCTAATGATGGTTCAAATACAACTCTAGACTGCATCAATTCATTGTTTGTTATTTTTTGATTTGCTAGAACATTTCCATTTTCATCATATGCAATGATATCGAAGTCAACTGGATATTGATTTAGTTTATTGTCTCCAACAATTGTCCATGTGTTGACTGGTCTTTTAATAAAGTTCATTGTCAAAGATGGGGGATTAGTAAAGTAACCATTTGCATCACATAATTCGTTTGACCACCAACCAACAATACAATCATATCCTAGCATTTGATATTCTCCATTCATAGTGGAGTTTCCATCCATAGTACATGCTTTTACCGTAGGTGTAAGGTTTCCCTGATATGTTTGCTTTGGGAAAGATATCTCAGCTTGACTTGAAGTTGTTATATCTATTTCGTATGAAGATTCAGCCCCTTGATAAAGAATTTTGACTTTTCCATGTAATTTTCTTACACTTGCTTCATATCCCATAATTACCTCTCAGTAAAGGATATTTTTACATCCTTCCAACGAATGCTATCAGTCGTATAATCATAGTAAGGTGAAAAAGTAAAAGAAGTGGTCGTTGCAACAATGTTTTTCATAGTTTCATTTGTCTCTGTTTCGCTATCCCAAAAGTCTATTGTTACAAAATTGCCACTTTCTATTTCACTTTTTAGTTTAGTCATATCTTCTTTATCTAATAGTTTCCATTCTACGTTTACAACATTTTTTATTGCTATGATATCTACTACCATAGTGCCATCCATTGTTCTATCTTGGTTTTGAATTTTTGTTATAGAGTGACTAATTGAAGAAGGGTTTTTTGTTAATGTCTTTGAATTTATCTTAAAGAATATCATTGTATAAAACCTCCTTCGCTTAGTTTAATTCCGTTTCTTTTAAATTCTTTTGTCAAAGATGGATATATTAGTCGAGCAAAGACCGTACCATCAATACTTAGTTCTATTGGTTTATCAGTTTCAGTTGGTTTATTATCCTGCATACTTAGAGCTTGTAGTAATCCATTTAGAATATCTCCACCGATGCTAGTTTCTCCTGCTGATACATCGCTAGAATAGTTATTGCCATTCATACTAGAAAGGGTTAATGCTACTTGATTTACTGCATCTTGTATGTCTGGTAGTCCACTTTCAATACCTTTGGAATACATATCCATAAAGTTAGGAGCCCATTCATCAGAGTATTGTCCTGGACCTTCTTCGGTTGGAGAGCCGAAGCCCAGCCATCCTTTGATTGTGTCAATTACTGAACCACAAGCATCAGTTACCCAATTGACCGCTGAACGAATGCCATCTCCAATCATATTTATTAGATTTTTACCCCAATTAAATGCATCTTTGAATAGGTTTCCGAACCAGTTTCCAATATCCTTAAAGACACCAGTTATTGCATTCCAAATGTTAGATGCCGTATTGCTAATTCCGTGCCATAAGTCTACAAAGAAATTAGAAACAGCACTCCAAACATTTTTTAAAATTGAGACGATGTCTATTCCCATGTTGTTAAACATATTCACAAACCCATCTACGAATCCTTTGCCAAAGTTTAGTATTCCTTGCCATAGATTTGAGAAGAAATTAGCAAACCCAGTTCCTATATTTTGTAGATGTTCAAATGCTCCAGTAAAGTCTCCTTTGAATAAAGAAACAATTGCACCTACAACATCTATTATTATTTGAAACACATCCAAAATTGCTTGAATAAAAGGCCCAAGTGCTGAAATTATGCCCTCAATAACCCCGCTACAAACAGCAAATAAGGTTAGGACAATTGCTCCAATAGCTTCAAAAATGGGCTTTAATAACTCATAAAGTTCCACCATTACATTCCAAAGTGATGAGAATACTGCTTTTAGTTGTTCCCATATAGGTTGTATGTAACTAAATAAAGTAGAAACACCTTGAGCTATTGCATTAAACACAGAAGAAACGATATTCCATATTACTTCAAATGCTTTTACTACTGCATCTTTTATTGCTTCGCCATGTTGCTCCCAAAATGCTTTGATATCTTCAATTACTACACATATGAAGTCCTTTATTTGACCCCATATTTCGTTTACTTTATTCCTAAATTCTTCATTGGTGTTATATAGCGAGACCATTATTGCAATTACTGCGGCGATGGCGGCTATTATAAGTCCTACTGGTGATGCTAATGCTGAGAATACACCACTTAATGAACTTATACCTTTTACAAGTTTTGCTATTGTAAGTATCACTGGTCCTAGGGCTGCGGCTATGGCACTAATCTTTATAATTAGTTCTTTTGTGCCATCGCTTAGGTTAGAAAATTTATCTATTAATGGCATTACCATATTACCTAGGAAATCTTTGAGAATAGGTAGAAGAACATCTCCAAGTTGTATCGATATTTCATTAAGTTGATTTTTTATTATTTTTAATTGATTTGATAATGTACCTAGTTTCTTTTCGGCTTCTTCTTCTGCTGAATTTGTATCAGTCAATGAAGTTGTCATTTCATTTAATGAGTCCGAACCTTTTGAAACTAAGGACATAAAAGCACTTTCTATTTCATCTCCAAACATACTTGTTGCTTGGCTAGAAGTTATTCCAGCATCTGCAAATGTTTCCAATATTTCAGTAAGACTATGTGTTTTGGGGTTGATGCTGTCAACTGATATACCTAGGTCATTAAGTACCTTTGTCATTTCAGTTGTTGGTGATTGTAACTGGGTTAGTATTGATTTTAAATAACTACCAGATTTCTCAGCATTGAATCCTGCATTCGAGAGTAGAGCAATTGCGGCTGATGTTTCTTCTATTGAATAACCAACACTTGTAGATGTTCTACCAACTATTGAAAGTGCTGTTGTTAATTCATCTAATGTTAGACTTGTTTTTGAAATAGTAGCAGACATTATGTTTGCTACTTTATTTGTTTCGCTAGTATCTAGATTGAATTGACTTAAAACCTTTACAACATCAGCTGTGGCATTTTTTAATTCCATTTCAGATGCTGTTGCTAAATTTGTCAATGTAACAAGAGAATCTTCCATTTGAGTTACTGAATAACCAGCAGATTTTAAGTAATTCATAGAGTCTGCAACTTCGTTTATACTATAAACCGTGTTTGCACTCATTTTTTTTGCGATATTAGTTAAAGTTTCCATTTCTTTGCCTGTAGCATTAAAACTTTTTTCGACTGAAAGCATACTATCTTCAATGTCGCTACTTGCTTTAATGGCCAATGTGGCAAAGGTTGTAAAAGGGACAGTGAAAGATGCTGTCAATGATGCTCCAACCTTAGACATCTGCTTTGAAACTTTATCTAATTGTTGCTGTGCTGATTTTAGTCCTTTTACAAGACTACCAATGTCTGCACCGATTTTTACGACTAAGTTTCTTATTACAGCCATTTTCTATCTCCTTGTAAGTTTATAAAATTACACCTTTTTCTCTTGCCATAGCTTTTAAGATTTCATCCGATTTTGAGCTAGTCTTTACTTTGTGTGTGTCCTTAATTAATTGAGAAAGGTTAGGAAGTCTTTTGTGTCTAGCAAATGCTTCCACATGCCAAGCGAGAAATATAAGTTCATCAATTTGGCGCTTATTTTTTTCTACCACTTGTTCACAAAGTAAAGTAAGTTCAAATGGTGTATAATCCCATGCTTTGATAGGATCTAAACCTATTTTTGTTACTGCAAGATTGTATATTTTTTCTAACCCCCAATTTTGGTTGTCTTTTGAGGGCTTTTCTTGTTTTTTTGGTTGCCAAAAGCCAAGGTGAATGCTTCTCCTAATTTGTTTGAAATAGTTGCTATATCTGAGTAATCATCAATTAAAGCACCAACTTTTTCAGGGCTTAATGTGTCATCTTCATGTACTAGTCCTGCATACAAAATACTTCTTAAATCTTTTACTGAAAGTTTATTGAGATCTAATGTTGTTATGGGTTTGTTTGTTAGTTCTTCAATAGTACACAAAGCATTAATTCCATATCTAAGGTTTCTAGCTTTGTCTAGTTCTACGACTACAGATTTTTTCATGTTATTCTATTTCTCCTTCTTCAAAAGTTAATGCACCACAACCAGTAAAGCCGATTGAAATGCCGACCACATCTGCTACTGGGTCATCAATACTTAGTGATGTGATTACTGCTGTGCCAGAGTAGTAATGGGTTTCATCTACATACATTCTTACGATTACTGGAGTTCCTGTTAAGTATGCTGATTGAAGACCATTTTGAACTGCTTCTTGCTCACTTGCTGATGTGATTGTATAGTCTCCATCACTTGTTGCTGTCCATTCTTTTAGACCCAAAATGTATGACTTCCAATCATCTCCAAGAGAAGTGGTATCTAAGGTGCTAACACTTAGGGAAAGAGACCAGTTTTTCATACCAATAATTTTGGATGTGCCTAGGCAAATTTTTCCGTTTTTTCCTGCTATTGCCATATTTTCCTCCTATAAAAAATTAAATAAAAAACTCGAATTCAATTACATGAACCGAGTCTTTAGCATCAAACTTATTACTACTTGAATCGTTAATAATAATGTCTGATTTTATAAATGTTGCTTGGACAAGTGTTCCACACATATCTCCGTGATAGTCCTGGAACATTTCTTTTATTAATCTTGATAATTTTCTTGCTTTCTTAAACGTTGTTTCGTGACAATCGAATTGCACAATTATTCTTTGGAATCCTGTATCTTTTTGTAATGCTGAATCATAACTTGCTGATACTGGATAATATACCAAGGCCGGTATTTTATCGTATTGTGGGATAAACATGGGATAGATGTTTTCTCCAACGATTTTGTTTAGGTCAGTGTTTTTACTAAGGTATTCATATAAACTTTGTAAGAAATCTTTTTTCATAGTACTTTATTTACCTCAGTAGTTACTATTTCGGTTATTTTGTTGTTAATAGCTTGTACATTTTTATCTATTGCATTTCTAAGGAATGGGTTAGCGGGTAAGCCACGAGCACCCAATTCAACAAATGTTCCATACTTTAAACTTTTATCATATTCTATAATTACTTCTGCTTTTGTTGGACTTTGTTTGCTGACTCTAACTTTGAGTGAGTTTTTCAATGCTCCAGTTCTAACTGGACAATTTTTCTTTGCATCTTCAAGGGCAATTTGTCCACCTGCATTGGCTGCTACTGACAAAATATCTTTTGCATTTTCTCCCATTTGTTTTAGTTCTTTTGCAATTTCTTTTGCTCCTTTTATATTTCCTTGGAGCTTTCTTTGTTTAGCACTATAAGCCATTGTTTATTATCTCCTTACAAATAATAACCGTCATATAATGACCAGTATTGTGGTCGGAGATTGACTCTATTTCAAACAATCTATTTTGATATTTTATTCTATCAATTTCTTGTATTTGAGGGGTATGTCTAATTGTTATCTTAATTACTTTTGTGGCTTTGTTTTGGTCTTTTTCAAAACTTTCATTTCCACCATTATCTTCAATTTTTCCCCATCGTTTTAGTAGAGGCAACCATTCTCCATCAATACCACCATATTCATCATGTGTTTCTTGAAACCTTAGGATTTCAATTCTTCTATTTAATTCTCCTATATGCATCAGTACCTCTCATCACGATAAGCAAAAAGTAATCTTCTTATTGTGTCGGTTAGTTCTTGCATTGATATTCCATAGGATTTATCTACTTGCCTTGATTCGTATAATGTTGAAATAACATATAAGATTGCTTGTTTAATTGTTTCTGGGAGTGGGGAGAACTCCGAAAGACTTTTTCGGAGTATCCCTTCTACCATTTCTTTTGCTGTTTCTATTAGTGAATTGATGAGAGTGTCTTCTTCATCATTATCTATTCTAAGGTATAGTTTGACTTCTTCTAATGTTGGCATATCTCATCACTCTCCATTTATTATTCTTCGCTATATCTAGCATCTCCAAGAACTACAACAACTGAACCTGTGATTGTAGAGTCTGCCACAGCATCAATTGTAATCTTGAAACTATTTGCATCATCGTGAGCCAATTCATCTGCTACGATATCGATTTTGCTTTCAGTATTGTTACCAATAGTAATTTCTTGGGATTTAATTTCTTTCTCAGTTGCATCTGGAAGAATTGTAATAACTTTTGCAATAGTTGTTGATTCATCTCCTGCACCTGTGCTGATAACTACTTTTGCACTTTGATAGTTATCTAGTTTTACTTCCTTAGTAGTGATAGCAGAAGCAAAACTTGCTCCTGCATCTACTAGACTTTCAATTTTATTGTTTATGTATTTACTCATTGTGTTTCTCCTTGATTATTAGTTTCTTTTAGCAAGTGCTACGAATGGACTTACTGATGCACTTCCTTTGTATGGTTGCAATGCTTTATTCCATACTGGTTGTCCATCCACACGATAGATGAAACGGAACACATTCTCATCATATAAGAATCTTACATGGATTGAGCTTGTTGCATTAATTCCACCTTTGTCGATTAATAGGTATTGTGAGAAGTCTGCAAGGATAATATCTCCAACTTCGCCTAGTGCTGAACATTGTTCTAGTGGAACTACTGGTCTACCAAATAAAGTTGCATAAGGAGCATTGCTTAGACTACCAGCTGGAATATATACTGGTTGGTCTCCAACTCTTAATGTGTAAAGTAATGGTTCAATCTCTGGATTGATATACCAAATTGAATTTGCTCTTGATCTTGACCATAATCTTGACCACATTTTTACTAGATTTTCCACAGTAATTTTGTCAGTTTGGCCAGTTTCTTTCTCAACTTTAACAAGTGAATCGCTGTTTAAGATACCAAGAGGTTGTCCTGCACCAGTACCACTTAGGATTACATCGTCAATTTTGAAGCCAAATTCTTCGGCAAATGCTTCACGAACTACATTTTCAAGTGCGGCTGCATCTTGCAAAAGTTCATCTGTTACATAGCATAGTCCAGTTAGTTTCTTTAATGACAAATCCATAGTTCTAAATTTAGGTTTAGATGCTGTGATTTGGTCAGCTTCATTTTCCCAATAAGTTTGGATTCCACCAAAACGAGCACCATTAGCTCTTGATGATTCATCTATTGCATTTATTTTAATACCGTTTGCATTAGTAGTAAGTGGAATTTTCTTTACTTTTGAAGCCAAAATACCTGTCTCATAAGTTCTCTTTAATAGTTCGGTAACAAAGTCTTTTTGAACTAAAAAACCACCGTCAGATGGGTTAGTCTCATTAAGACCACTTGCACTTCTGGTGGTTAATCTTGCATCAATTCTACCAGCTGGAGTAGATGCTCTATATACTGCCATCATTTGTTCGCCTAAACTACGGAACTTTCTAGCTTCTTCTTTGTTTGGGTCGTCTTTTAATACTTCGGCATTTTCTTCTGATTTGCTTTCAGTTTCATTCTTTTCTTCGTTTGTTTTTTCTTCTTTAGGTTTTTGAAAGATTTCAACTCTTACGATTTGTTCATCCCAACCTTTAAGTTCGCCTTCTAGTTTAGAGATTTCCTTGTTTTCATCTTCAGTCAATTCTCTATCTTCTTTCTCAGCTTGTTCAATAATTTTGATTGCCTTTAATCTGCAATCTTCACGTCTTGCTTTTAATTCTTTAATTGTTCTCATGTTTTCTCCTATAAAAATTTTAGTTTTTGTTTTTTTAATGCAAGTTTCTTTTTAATTTCTTCATTCACTTGTTTGTCTCTTTCTTCTTTAACTTGTTTGTGAGTCTTGAAGATTTCTTCTAGTGAACGAAGTCCACATTCGGTTTGGGTATA